TTCTCTTATGTCATTTCCCATAAATCCTTCTAACTGTTTTAAAGAATGATAAGAAGTCATTACATCATAGTTATATAATTGAATAGTTCTAAAATCATTACTGTATTTCCAACCTGGTTGATTTTCTACAATGATGTAATTGTTAATCTTATAAGGATCCATTCCTAGAAGAATTCCTTTTAAAATATACTGGTCATAGTGTCTACTGTTATATCCACACCAAATATTGTTTTTATTAGCTTTATATATTTCAATTAATTTTTGTCTATCATTAACTATTACATGAGTTTCTTTTGCATCAGTATCCATTATCACTACTAACCAATCTTGAGGAAATACTTCAAAGTCGTAAAATAACATTTAATCACCCCAAATTTTAATGTTAAGGGGAACTTTTACAGTTCCCCTTATATTTAATTTTCAACTTCAAACACATCTGTTATTTCGAATTCACTATAACCCTTGCTATTTTTACTGTATTTTACACCATATTCTAGTTTTCCATCTATTGCTTCAAATACATCCATTAACAATTCGTTATATTGTCTAAAGTTTTCAAATTCAATATTTAATCCAGTATCTAGAGACCTTAAAAATTCATTTACTTTATGAAGTCCTAATCCAATATCTACTACTTGATTCCAAAATAACATTTGATTTTTATAAGGACCTTCTAGTATTCTCATCCAGATACTTACCATAGGTCTTTTAGTATTTGATTCTTTTAATTCAATATTCTCTATTTTGACTTCATAATGTCCTTCAGGAACTTCTTCATAATTAACTTTATTTTCTTCTACTTCTTTAAGATCCTTCTTTAAACCTTCTGTATCTACCATTTGGTCAAATTTTTCCCATATACTCATAGTCATTTGATATTCCCCCTTTTAATTTTTTTCTTTAAATGGTACATTTTCTTCATTTATCTCAATTGTTTCTTGTTCATCTGATTTTCTTTTTCTATGTCTTACTTTCTTTTCTTCTTTTACTTCATCTTCATTTTTTACTTCATCTTCAGTTTTAATTTCAGCTGAAGTTTCAACATTAGATTTTTCATTTGCTTGTATTACTTTAGAATATGTTATTGTTCCTTCTTGGGCTTCCTTTAATGCTTCGATAAAATCATCTTTATTTAGTGGAACTTTATCTACTTTAAAATTAAACCTTCCACCTCCAAATATATTTTCCTTTTTTCCAAGTTGAATGTATCTATCTTGTCCATCCATAAAAATTCTCGCTGTAAGATCTACTGTTCCTGCTAAAATATTTGCTACCTTATCTTGAATATTTGGTTTTATTGTAGTAATTTTAGTTCCATTCTTTAGAGTTATTTCAGATTCAATTTCTTTACTGATATAGATTATTTGGTAACCTAGTGACTTTAATCTTTTAATAGTGCTTAGGTATTCAGTTCTAACCATGTCCCAGCCTTTGCCATATCCTGCGTCTTGTTCATGTTCTATACCTAGTTTGTCATACATATATAAACGACAGTGTTCATAGAGATCTTCTACTAAGTCAATGCAAATTCTTTTGAATGAGTTTTGTTTTTTCTCAAGTTCAGCTACTACATCTAAGAATACTTCCCATGCAAATTTTCTTGTTGTTAATCTTCCTTGAACTGTTACTTCATCTTTAATATGAATGAGTGGTGAAGTAGTATTATCAGTATTTCCATCAGTATTAATGAAAAGTAAATCATCGAATTGGTCCACAAATGTTGACTTGCCAACATATGAATCTCCATATAGCCACATATCAGGATTTATATCTATTTTTCTTTCACGTCTTTTGTTTTCAGGTAAAATCATATAATCCTCTCCTTTTATACAAAATTGTTCATATTCACACCAATGGCATAAGTTAGATATATTTTTTGAATATTCAGTTATTCGTTCAATCTGATTTATGCTTTCAAAGAACTCATTTACTTTTGCTTCATCATAAGAAATTTCAATTAATTGAATTTGTGAGTTCTCAACTGTTTGAATAAGTCTTTTTCTAAAATGATAAATGTCTTCATCTTTCTTTTGTCTTATAAATGTTTTTGGAATGAATATGAAACCTAATTTATTTACTTTAAAACCTTGATGTTCTAGAAAATACTTATATAAATGTAATTGATTAGAGTTCATGTAATTATCAATGTTGTTACTATATTTAAAATCAAATATATCTACTGTTCCATCATCATTTTGTGTAATCAGATCCAATATTCCTTTAAATGTTTGAGTTTCTACTGTATATTCTTGTTGTAAGATATTTATATCTTTTAATAAATTTTTTAATTTAGGTATGAGTATTTCAAACTTTATTATTTCATTTATGTGTAAATCAGTAAGTATAGGAAATTGTGAAATATAATATTCTAAAGCTGCTTTTAAATCTTCTTCAATTCCTTTATGAATTGTTTTTCCGCAAATTAAGTGGTCCCATGGTTCAGGATCTGAAACAGTTTCTAGTTGATCAATATATTTAAGTTTAAATTTATATGGGCATTGTTTGAAACAATCAACTCTCGAATAACTATATTGAATTGTTTTCACCTCCTATGGAGCAGGTCTAAAATCATTAATTTAAATGTTTCAAATTGTTCAGGATATAATATCACTCCTGTTCCATTACATTCATTGATTTTTCTGATGTTATACTTTTGAAGCTCTGTAGGTTTGCCATTAGGTCCTTTAATTTCAATTGCTACAAAATGTCCATTGACGCAAGCAATGATGTCTGGAATTCCTGATCTTTGAAATCCACCACCCCAAATTTTTGTAAACCAAATATTATGTGATTTTAAAAACTCTTTCACTTGTTTTTCAAATTGTTTTTCTGTCATTTTCTTTACTCCTCTGGCATTTGGTATACTATGTGATGTATACAATGAGAATTTGATACATCTTTTATTATTTCAGTGCTGTTTTCCAAATGTTTTTGGATGTCATCTAATACTTCCATTGCTCTTTCAAGATTCTTATATTTTCCTAGAAGATCGCTATCTTCCTCAATTGAAGTAGGTGGTAAATTGTAAATTATTCCTGCTCCTGCAATCCAAAGCCTATTAGCATTTACTAATGTTCTTTTATCTTGACTTCTGATCCACATCAATAATCACACTCCTCAAAGAGCTTGTCTGTAAAATCTTTCCTAAGTTTTAGAGTGTCGTATATTTTACCTTCTATTGATTTTTCAACTATAAGGTAATAATAAAAGCATGTTCTATCTTGCCCAATTCTATGGATCCTTTTCTTTGATTGCTCAAATAACTCCGATGATAAAGGTAATGTGAAATATATTACTTTGTTTGCTAATTGTAGGTTATGGCCCATGGATCCTGCTTGATATTGGACCAATGTTACTGTATTGGATTTATTCTTATAATTTTCTAAATCTTTAATGCTGCCATTTATAGTTGATATAGGTTTGTCTAATTTCTTGCATAAATCTTTGATTAGTTCATATTCTTTATTGAAGTTATAAAATATAACTATTCTATCTTCTGTAGATTCTAATAGATCTTCTAAAGTCTGTAATTTATGTTGGTTATATTGACCTGCTAGTTGTCTTTCATAAAGCATCCTAGTTAGTGTAGTATCTCCTATTAGTTCATTGCCATTAATAGTAATGATTCGATTTTTTCTAAACTTTTTGTATTCTTCTGTATTTTTAACTTTTACAACTGTGTGTATTTGTTCTGGTAGACTAAATACTTCATCTGTTTTCATAAACACTGCTCCATGTTCTCTAAGTTTTCTTTTAAGCCTGTCTACATTTTTATAACCAACAACTAATTTTAATGGAAATCCACCTATGTCTTGAGTGACTGTTACTATATATTGATTCCAATATGCTGTTTTAGATATATTCCAACCAAGTAGCTGACATTGAGTCCAAAGTTCTTCATATTTCCCACCTGTAGGAGTACCACTAAGAAGTATTACATTTCTTGGTTTAAGATTTTTTAATATGAATTTAGTTCTCTTTGCTTTATTATTCTTAATCATAGAGCTTTCATCTAAGATTAATGTGAAATCCTTTAATTCAGCTAATTCTGGCCTTCTCCAAACTAAATCATAATTTATGATTATTACTGAATTATCTGGTATAGATATTGGCTTATCGTAAATAATAATGTTATAATTAGGATAGTAGGTTTGTATATGCTCAACCCAATCATCAATTTTGGACTTCTGGCAAATTATTAAATTGTGATTGGCGTTGAGCTCTTTCATTTTT